AAACATAGATTATGTATTTATTTTGAGAGAAAATTACATAGCAAATAGAAAGCGCATTTACGAAAATTATGCGGGAATGTTTCCAACATTTGAGAGCTTTTGTCAAGTGATGGACCAATGCACAGAAAATTATGAGTGCCTCGTAATTAATAATAACTCGAAATCCAATAAATTACATGACCAAGTCTTCTGGTATAAAGCAGACAATCATGGTGACTTCAGATTAGGCTCTAAGGAATTTTGGGAATTATCGAAAGGAATGAAGGACGACGATGAAGAAGAAGCATATGACCCAAATAATGCTAAAAAACGTGGCGCAGGACCTAAAATCAGTGTAAAAAAAGCAAATAAATGGTAGAAAGTGTTTTTACTTATTTTTTTTCTTTATCTTTTAGAGTAACAATTGCTACACACTTTTCTCCAAGTTTCATGTGGTAGACGTTTAAAATGTGTAGAACATTTTTCACATTTATGTGATTCCAGATTATTTTTATAACAGTTTGGGCAACAAATTCTCCATTTTTGATTCTCTGAAACTTCAAATTCATCTTCACAATATTCACATTCAATTAATATTAATTTATTGATATATCGTTGATAACAATCACTACATCTGCCTAATAGATTTATATTTTTATAAATCATTTTTTTACATGTTATACACTTGATTATATTTTCCTCACATATGTCACAATAAATGTCATCATTTTTAATCCCAAGACAAAATTTATTAAAGCACATAATACAATCTTTAATTTTTACTATTTTTTCACATGTTATACATAAATTATTTCCATAAATAGAAATAAATACTTTTTCACAATAGAAACAGTCTCTATTAATTTTTTTTATTTGAGTTATAATATTTGATTTTTTTTCTTTTTGTTCAAAGGAAATACATATCCGACATATATTAATTTTCTCACTTAATTTATATATGGTATAAGCATTGCAGTTAATACAATTTGAAGTTGAATATGTTCCTGGTAATTTTTTATTCATTTTATTTAATTCTTTTTCTATTTCTTTTTTATGACTTTCTACTCTTTTTTCTTCTCTCTTTCTTTTTCTCTCATTTTCATAAAATCCTTGAGGTAGTCCATCCTTTCTCTCTTTTATGTTTTCTTTACATTCATTAATTTTTTTACATACTGACTTATAATTAGGGTCATATTTACTTATAAGACCATATCTTTCATTACATATACTTCCTAATTGAATATTAATACCTGAATGAACATTTTGAAAGACATGAATATACATCAATGGTTCATTACAAATACATGTATAGGTTGTCAGGCCAAAACCATATTCTTCATTAATTTTAAAACCGATATCTTTAAAATCGCTTTCATTAGTGTCTGAATTAAAAGCTAATTTTAAATCTTTAAACGTTTGAAACCTTTCAACCATAAATTTTGGGTATGAAAGTAATAAAATAAAAGCTAGATTATCGGTTTGAGTTGGTTTCTTATTATAATTTACTTTGAAGTATTCTTTTAATTCATCATGATAAATTTCAAAAGTAAATAGTTTGCTCAAGTAAAACATACTCTTAGTATCTTGAGCATATTTAATAACTTTATAAACTAATTCTTTAAATTCAGAATCTAATATAATATTTGTAAATTCTAATTTATCACATCTAGTTTCATTACTGGTTAACTGACAAATCCTTTCATTTAAAGGTTCTTGGTAACATTCCATTTTATTTTTCAATTAATAATTAATAATTAAAACGTTAATTATTAATCAATTTTATTTTTTACGTATCTTCAAAAGATAAAGATGCTGGATATTTAATAAAACAATAATCTTTCCATGTGGTTCCTGGATTATTTAATTCAGACCAATCAAACAAAATTTTACCATTAGAAGACAATATAGGTAGCCGTTCCCATAAATGATATTTAAAGTGAAATAAAATATTCATTATTACCATTTCATTATTTTTACAAAAAGTATATTTATTCATTGCATCAATTAACTGTGTTTTATCACATAAATTTAAAAGATTTGTATCATAAATCCACATACAATTGAGCATAAAAGTAGATTTTAAAACTTCTTCTCCGAATTCATTTATAAAGTCCTTAATTAATTCTTGATTGTCAAAACTTATTTGATGTATAAACTCAGCATTTTCATATATTTTACCATCCCTAGGTGCTACTATTTTATTTTTATAATCAACTTCTAATAAGTTGTTAACATCATCTAATACTCTGAGTCCCGCATCTAAATATACAACACGAGACCATTTTAAGAAATAATCATCAAAAACATGTAACTTTTCCCATTGATTCAATTTATTTAATTCTCTTTTATCAGGATTATTTGTAAAACCGTTCTCACCTATTTTACTTAATAGTATTGTTTTATCAATTAAAGGAAATTTAATTTCAATAATATTATAAAATTCTTTAAAATTTGTATTTAAATCAAAATCAATAGTAACTAAAACAATATCTTTTTGCCAATTACCTTTGCTTCTCAAATCTATTATTGTGCGTTTTGCTTTATCGAAGTATTTAAAATCTGTTACTAATGCAAACACTGTATCTAACTTTTTATCAACTATTGGAACTATAGGACTTGTAGTTTCTTTATTAGCTATCAATGAATAAAAATCATATTGTTCTTCTGTAATAACTTTATGAAAAGTAATATTATCACTTAACTCATTTTCCATTTGATGCAATCCACAACTAAATAATTTATTATCTACAATATTTACATTAAATTTATTTTTTAATTCATCAATCCATATTCCAATACATAAATCATCACACCAATGTTTAAAAGCATTATTTATCCCAATTTCTATTACATAATTATAAATTATTTTATATAATGCTCTGGATATACAATAACCAGCTCCTCCTGACATATAAGAGCAAAACTCATTTTTAACATGGTCAAGTTCATTGCCTATATAATAATTTTCATCAGTATTATATTCCTTTAATAAATTCTTGAGTCTGTTTTCAAAAACAAATGTATCGTCATCAAAAAATATATACCAATCATAATTATCTTGAATATTCATATTATAAATAAAATGTATGTATTTCCATGTTATATTTTTATCATCATCCATGCAATTCCAACCAAAACGTCGATTAGGAATATCTGGTTTAGAAGTAAGATAATAAATATCATTTTTATTCATATTTTTTAGCATTGTATCCATTTGATGTTTTACTCTATTATCTAAATATTTATCACAGGTAGAAATAATATAACATAATTTCATTTCAATTATTAAAACAAAGTAACTTGTATTTAAATATAAATAAATAATATTACTTAAAAATTTAATAAATAATACAAATATTAATGATAACACCTGATTGTTCATTAGTAACAGCTTGTTTTGATTTAACAAAATATAATAAATATTCAAGAGATATTGAAGAAACTATTAATAAAATAAATGCGTTATTAGAGGTTCCTTGCTATTTAATTATATATACAGACACAAATTTATATCCATATATAAAAAATAAGAGGGATGAAATGAAATTGGGTAATTTTACTCATTATGAAATAACGGAAACAGAAAATTTGGAGACATTTAAATATTTAAATATGGTTAAAAAAAATAGAGAAAAATATCATCCAACAAAAGATGAAAGAACTTGTCCTGAAAGTCATCTTTTATGTTGTAGCAAGTTTGAACTTGTTTTAAAATCAATGAAACTAAACCCGTTTAAAACAAGTAAATTTGGATGGATTGATTCAAATATTGGTGTAAATTTTTCAAAAATATGCACAAACTATAAAAATAATATGCTTTTAAATATATTAAATAAATGTTCTGAAAATAAGTTTCATTTACAAATATTAAATGTATGTGATAAAAATTTTATTAAAGATAAAAATTTACGTGATTATTATTCTAGCTATAGATGGCTTGTTTGTGGTTGTTTATTTATAACTGGAAAAGAAGTAGGAATAAAAATATTGAATGATTTAAATAATGTATTTATAAAACACACAATATATGGTTATGGTCATGGAGAAGAAATGTTTTATTTAGAAATATTAGACAAATATTATGATGAAATAGAGAGGTCATATGGAGACTATCATCATATATTAAATAATTTTAATGAAATAAATGAAGGTCTAGATTATATTTTATATATTTCTAATAATTATTTAAATTATGGGTATTATAAAGAATGTATAGAATGTTGTTTAAAAGCAATAAAACGATATGAAAATTTTGAGATTGAAATGAATTATGAAGTATATTTCAAATTTTTATTTAATTTATTTATCTCTTTATATTACTGCGATAAAAGTAAATCAAAAGAAGTAGTTATTAAAATGCAAAATTTAATTGAAAATAATCCATGTGTAAATAAAATATATTTATCAAATGAAGGTTTTTATAAAAATCAATTTGAACATGCTTTTATTAGTTAAATAAATATATCTAATTAATTTATATTTATTTAATATCATTTATTTAATCTGATTTATTTTTTGCAAAAGGTCCAGACTTTAATTGACTTTGGCCATTATCTGTTTTTCCTGTAATAATATTATCTCCCTCAAACAATTCCATGCAAATATCTGCAGTAGAAATATTTTCTATTTCTTTCAAAGTGCTTTCATGTGTATTTACATTATTTACACCCACTAAATTTCCTTGTTCATCAATTGTTTGCGTTAAAGTATTACCAGATTTTTCTGCATTCTTAATATTTTCTTCAATTGCTTTTTGCTTTGATTCTTTTACGCGTTGTTCGAATGCGGTTTTTGCATTTGTTTCATTCTTTTGTTTTTCGTGCATCAATTGATTCAATTCTTCTTCCATATATTCTACACGTCCTGTTTTATAAGCTTCCGGGTCCCAAGGCATCCATAAGCCAACTGGACCAACAAAAACATCATGGTTAGGGTCAATCTCTCTCAACATTTTGCATCTTAATTCAGCTTCCTCTTGTGTAGGATACGCACCACGAATTTTTAAACCTCTAGTGTTTGTCTGAAAATTATTTATTATATTAAACTGCTTTTCAAGTTCCTCTTCATTATTATCAATAAATGTTTTGTAGTCATCTTGCATACTAGTTTTAGATAAGCTGTCTTTTTCTTCTTTTACAAAATCTTTAAAATCATTGGATATATCCTCAAAAGAAACATTGTATTTATAAGAAATAAAATTTAAAAACTGAACAAACTTTTCCATCGATTTATTAAAATCCCACTTCTTTAGAAACTCTTCAAAGAAAAAGATTTCCTTTTGTTTAAGTATTTTTTCAGGAGAACAGAAAGAAACACACACAAATTTTTGGCCAGCGATTGGCTTATCTTCCTCCAATAAATCAACATATTTAGGATTAGTTTTTCCAGAAGTATTTTGTTTTCTTTCAAAACCCGTTTTTTCAGATTTTTTAGATTTAGACCGATCCATTTTAGATAAATAGATTATTTAATTTTAAGTTTTTTATCGCAATATATATATTTTTTTTCTTTTTATTTATTATAATGAACGGATTAATAAACGTTGGTGAACTTGTTAAGAGAATCATTAAGTACCTCGTTGAGGGTTTAATGGTAGCTATTGCTGCTTATGCTATTCCTAAACGTTCCTTAAATATTGAGGAAATTGTTTTGATTGCTTTAACTGCTGCCGCAACATTCAGCATTCTTGATACCTATATTCCTTCAATGGGCGCCACTGCACGCTCAGGTGCCGGATTTGGCATTGGAGCGAACTTAGTTCGTTTTCCAGGTGGATTTTAAGACCTAATATTGTGACAAAAAATAATAATATTTTATAAAACTATTTTATATAGTAAAAAACTATAATACATTATAATCTAATTGTAATATATTATGGCAAAAAATTTACATAAGAAAACAAAAGGTAGAAAGGCTGCAATGAAAACAAAAGGTAGAAAGGCTACAAAGAAAACCATGAAAAAACGTCGCGTGCAAAAAGGCGGACAATGTTTTGGAAATGGTGTAGGTGCAAATAGTTTTGACCCTAATTATTCTATATATAACACAAGAGAATTAACATTATTTCCTTATCGACCAGAAAAATAAAAAATTATATAATATAAATATGTCATCATTAATAAATATTAAGGAATTAGAAATAGGAAATGAATATTTTGACAAAAATATGAATTTTTTAGGTAGACTAATTAAAAAAGATTACGATAAACCAAATTATTATTATGGTGAAACTGATGAAGATGACGGAAAATTTACATTAACATTTGATATAAATGGCGAAGAAAAAGAAATGGAATTTCCATATAATACATATTTTAATGCAACACAAGAAGCAAATTTAAAAGGAGGAATAAAAAAAAGAAATAAAACTAAAAGAACTAAAAGAAATAAAAAATATAATAAAACTAAAAAAGTTAAAAAATATAATAAATCAAAAAGAAGTAAAAAATATTAATATTAAATATTAAATAGTAGGTATAAATTCCCAGTCCAATTCCTTGCAAATTTTTTGCCAAATATTATCTTGTTCTATTCTTTTCTCTCTATCCTTTAATAAAGGAAAGAGAGGTAAATATTTTTCTTCTCCTAAAAGCTCGCAAAGTTTATAAGCAGTATAATAATAATTTAAAAAGTTTACTCTATCATCTGGACAAAACTTGGAATATGGTGCCTGTAATTCTATAAAAAGGTTACATAGTGTTTCCTCTAATTCAGGTGACATGATAGGCGGTTTAATTCCTAATTTATCTTTAATAAATGGAATATGTTCATAATATTTATTATAACTCAACTTCTTGAGAATCTCTTTTGTTTTTATATTTGTAATTTGGTCTAATTCAATTCTCTCTTTTTTAATCTGAAGTTTTATATTTTCAATAACATCAAGTGGTATTTGCGTGGTTTCTTTTCCTTGAAATTGTGCCAATATTTCTTTAAAATGATTAATACGTTTATATGCATAAAAGCAAACTTCTTTTGGTGGCTCTTTATAAGATGGTTTTTCCTTTTCAATTAAATAAGGGACACTTCTTGAACAAGTATTGCAAACTAAAATTCCTTCATCTTCTAGTGGAATTAATTCACCTTTGTGACAAATTTGACATATATCTGTTTGACAAATAAATGAATTAATATCTAAAAATGTGTCATCAATATTAGTTAAATATTTTTGAACAATATTATTTTTTTCTATTTGAGAAGATTTTTCAGGAGACTCTATATCTTCTTTAATTTTAAAAAAAGAATTTATTAATTTTGACTTATTAGTATTGGAATTAGTATTGGAATTATTTCCTTCTGAAATATTTTTTTTACTTTCAAAATATTCAAAAATATATTGCGAATTATCTAAAAAATAATCTTTCTTTTTACATTTAGTTTCCTTTATTTTTTCAGTCAATTCGTTAATTTTGTCTTCTAAATCTAACCGTTGTTCAACTGAAAGGTCTTCATATTCTTCTTTTAGTCTATTTTTTAATTCTCGTCTCTCTATTTTAAAATCAGGAATTCTATCATTTTCATCTTTAGTAAATTCATTTAAAAATTCTTTGTGTTTTATATCCAATGTAATAGAAGACTTTTTATTGAACTTTATTTTCTTATTTGACTTAGGCTTAAAGTTCGGCATATCTTATTTAAATAAATTAAATAATTTTTATTTAATTCATAATAAAGAAAAATTGTATTTTAATATTATTTATATATTATTTATATATAAACAATGAATATAGATAATAAAATTAATAGATTAACAAATAGAGAGACAGATTATTTATTTCCAAATGGTAATAACAGTATTGAAATTAGACAAGAATTTGTTTCATTTTTACAATATAATAAAGGAGAATTATTAAACGCACTTTATTCAAAATCTGATATGGATATTAATATAAAATTAAATGATTTAATAAAGTATTTTATAAATATTAATCCTTCTCAACGTATGGGATTTTCACCAATAGTATCATATTTAAAAAATTATTTTTTACAAACAAATGGTGGAAAAAAAAAATCTAGAAAATCTAGAAAATCAAAAAAATCTAGAAAATCTAAAACTTATAAAAAAAGAGTTACTCATTAGCAATAATTATTTGCAACTAGTATCTTTAAAAAAAATATATGTTATAACACACTTTTTCAATTTTAACAAGGGTGTAAATTCTAGTTTAAAATAATTGATTGTTTTCTAGAAATAATTTAATGGATATGAAAATAAATTTAGATACTTTAAAAGATTTAGAAAATGAAAATGTAAAAGTAGATGTAATAAAATTCCAAAAAATGCTTTTACTTTATAATTCAATTGAGCAAGGTTGGTCTGTAAAAAAAAGAAATGATTCATATGTCTTTACAAAAAATCATGAAGGTAAAAAAGAAGTGCTTGAAGATTCCTATTTAATGAAATTTATGAAGACTAATTTAGATTTCAATAAAATATTTAGTTAGTAAAGTTAATATATTCATTATTCTTACATAAAAATATATTTTGAACTCTATTTTCATTGATTATTTTTGAAATATTTGTTTTAATTTCTTCCAGCCAATCATATTTATCTTGTAAAATATCTGTTTGTATTACACGTATAACTGAGAATCCATTTTCATTTGCACATTTCATTTTAAATTTATCCCTTTCTATTTGAATTTCAGGTGATTTCCAATTAGAAATTTGTTTAAAATGTTGTTGTCCATCTACTTCAATAATTACTTTATACTCTTCAATAACAAAATCAAATGGTAAATACAATTTATTTTTACACCAATCTACCTTATATTGTCTTTGAATTGATGGAAAAGTATCTCGCATTTTATCATAAAATTTAAATTCAGTCTTATTTATACAACTTGGACAACCATGTTTTAATAAATGAACATAAGGTTGTTGAATAAATTCTCCGTGTTTTTTACAAATAATAATAATATTTGTATAATTATTTAAATATTCAACTTTTGTATAATCATATTTGTAATTATGCAGTTTATTTGATTTTGAAATAAACTCGTGTGAATCTAATTTAATATTATTGGAACATTTGCCACAACCACATTTTCTATTAATATGAAAATCTGGTATTTGTCTAAATTCACCATGTTCTTTACAAATTATAATTACTTGTGTATCTGCATTAATATAATTAACTTTAGAATAATCATATCTATCTCCATGTATTTTTTTAGCTCTTTCTATAAAAAAAGTTGTATTTGATTTAAAATTATTTGAACATTTTTGACAATTATGTTTATTTAGATGGCTTGATGTATTTTGTAGAAATTCTCCATGAGTTTTACATATAATGGTTATTTTTGTTTTAGAATTAATGTAATTCACTTTAGAATAATCATATCTATCTCCATGAATCTTAGTCGCTTTAATTATAAATGTCTTGGTTTTATCCATTTATTTAATTATATAATTTGTTTATAAGCTATTTTGGTAATATAATAAAATAAATTATAAAAAAAGTTATTTATTATTTTAAAAATAATTTAAATTAAATTAAATTAAATTTCTAAATTTTTTTTTCTTTAGCCATATTATAAAATGGGAGGTGGTTTAATGCAACTTGTTGCCTATGGCGCTTTTTTGAATCTTGGGCGCCAACAGTGAGCTGCTATTATGGGTCGTATATCTCCATAATAGGAAAACAGTGTAAATATACGAATTGAGCATCCCAACTCAATTTATATAACTCGCTAGTGAATCATTTAATGAATGATTTGCAAGATTGTCAAATTGTCGGGAAACCCCTTAGAGCTTTAACTACTACTTATTTATGGTGACATAGATAATATCGACGGATAATGACCGTTGGGATAGTAAAAACGTTAAAGATTGGGCAATCCGCAGCCAAGTATCTTATATCCTACCTTTGGAAAAGGTGGAGCTAAACATTTCTAACAGATAAAATCTATCTTTAAAAAATTTAGAGCTTAAAATATTTTACTTATTTTTGCTCTACCTTTTCTAAAGTTAGAACACGACAGATATAAGATAAAGGTTCAACGAGTAGACGGCAGTCGGGAACTAATGATAGTTTTAGTCAAACTAGAAGTTTCTTAAGGTGTATTCTGGCCCTAATAGAAATATTAGGGATGTCGCAAGACGTTTACCTTAAAAACCTGTAGGGTAGAAAAACATCGGGGAATATCGAAAAAATAAGATATTCATAAAGCCCTTTGTGGACACTTTTAGGAGTACCACTGATGTTAATCAGGGAATTGAAAAATCAATTGAAAACCCCTGGTGAGAAAATCAAACTGCTTGAAACCCCTAAAACTTATTCTACTAAGCAATTTTTGTGAGAAAATTGTGGCCAAGACAAAAAACTTGGGTATAGTAAAAATGAATAAGATGACATTAAATTTATTTTTAATTGAAATGGGCAATGAGCATCCAAGCTTCTTTATTATTTTTAAAAAATATATAAATACATAAATTTAAAATATTATATAGATTAAAATATGTCAAATGAAATCGTAGAAAGAAAATGTGATAAATGTCAAATCATTACAACTATTGATAAATTCAGAAAATATACTGATAGTGAAAATTCATTTTCAAAAACATGTAAAAAATGTTTAAATGAAATGGATAAATTAAGAAAGAAAAATCAAAGACAAAAACGATTAGAAACTTTTATGGTAAAATGTGAAAAATGTAGAGAAGAAAAAATGTTAAAAGAATTTTCCAAACTCAAAAAGTTTTATAAAAAAAAGATTTGTATTTCTTGTTATCCAAGATTTTTAACCGAACAAAAAAATGAATGGTGTAAAAATGAAAGTAAATCAAATATTAATTACAGGTTAAAAAAATCAATAGCTGCTCGTTTAAGAAGTGTTATTACTAAAAATGACTCAACTATGAATTATATTGGTTGTAATATTCAATATTTGAGAGAATGGTTTGAATACAATTTTACAAGTGAGATGAATTGGGAAAACTATGGTTCTTATTGGTCAATTGACCATATTATACCAGTTTCAAAATTTAACTTAACAGATGAAAAAGAAAACTTGAAATGTTGGAATTGGTCTAATTTAATGCCAGTTACAATAAAATACAATTCATCTAAAAAAGACATTGACATGAATCAAATTAATAATATTATTAAAAAAATAGATAATTTTAAAGAAGAAGGTTCAACGACTAAATGGTTTTCGGAGGAATTTATTTTAAAGTTAGAATTTGCAGAATTAAAAGCTAAAAAAATAAATTTTTCTTAAGATATAGTCTACTCCTTATCGAAAGATAAGGTAGAGGAAATGTACAGGTAATCCTCAAATTACTTTTTGGAAAGTAACATACCGAAGATACACAAACTTTGCTATTGAATCAATTGAGCAAACTTTTAATGGTCAAGCCGATTTTGGACGTCGTGTTCAATGCGTTATCTCCAGAAACGGAGATTTAGCTTACCGCACTTATTTACAAGTAACACTTCCCGAGATTAACCAACTTATGGGTCTTGGAAACTACACTACCGGCCAAAATTTGGGTGTCTATGCCCGTTGGTTAGATTTCCCAGGTGAGCAACTTATTGCTCAAGTTGAGGTCGAAATTGGTGGACAACGAATTGACCGTCAATATGGTGATTGGATGCACATCTGGAATCAACTTACCATGACTTCTGAACAACAACGTGGTTACTTCAAGATGATTGGTAACACCACTCAACTTACCTTCATCACTGACCCTTCTTTCTCAGAGGTCGACTCTCCTTGCGACTCCTTGGCTCCTCGTCAAGTTTGCGCACCCCGTAACGCTCTTCCAGAAACTACTCTTTATGTTCCTCTTCAATTCTGGTTTTGCACCAACCCTGGTCTTGCCCTTCCTTTGATTGC